CCTAGAAACCACATAATACTTTCGTGTGCGCTATCATTGTACCATCCACAAAAGTTTTTGCCAATAATAGGTCCATCAAACATACATTCATTTGTTCCCATTTGGAAGTAGATTTTTAGAGACTTAATCTCATCTTCTGTTAGTCTTTTTGGTTTCAGATAGCCAAATGAAATTATCTTTACAATAATTGTGTAGAAAATTGATGAATATTGCTCATACAACCTATAGATAACAGGAAGAAGTAATAGTTGCTTATCAAACATTTTTTGTTATAAAAAAATATGTACTAATTTTGGTTCAATTTTATTGTTTTTATATAATAGTATGGTATCAAAGACCCGCAAGTACGAATACTGAGGCTTTTGTGAAATGTTAAAGTTTATTCATTATATCTCGCTTTTTCAAATCATTTTTTAAACTTTACGAGACTTACGTAAACGGCTACGCGAGTTTGATTTTTGTGTTTTTTTTCTTCTACCACCAGATGAATTATTATATTCTTCGTTAATATGTTCAATATCAGGAAAATGTTCCCCTCTTTTTGTTTCCATTGATTCTACTTCTTCATGAAATATTGCCATTGTTGCTTCATGATCTTCTTCAGCATCTTTATATGGTTCATAAATTACTCCGTAAAAATCTATACTTGGTTTATTATCAAAATATCTATATAAATTTAAAATATTTGTTGAATTATCATCTACAAATATTAAAAGTTTGGGTTTATTTTTTAATTTTGATAATATATAATCAGTTGATATATCTTTATCATATCCTGCTGAAATAATATTATTACACATTCCAATTTCAACACCATCATGTTTTGTTTGTTCTCCAATAAAACCTACACCAGGTTTTGGAGATAAACACACTCTTTGAGTTTGATCAATCAGTATTGGACTAAATGGTATTTTAAAGTTTTTCATACTAGTAGCAATTGCTGCTACAGCACCAGCACCTCTTGCCGTATTTACATACCATTTAATTTTATTATCATTTAACCAATTTAAAAAACGAATACTTTTTTCACCTCCACGCGCACTTCCTTTTACACCATCTTTTTGTGTTAATGTTTGATCATAATCAAAAATTACAACAATATCATCATAATCTTCTTTAGAATCTTTAATTAATTTTTGAATTGGAGATAATGAAATTGGTTTTCGTAAATAGTAAAGTTTTTTCATTCTATTATTAGTTGTTTGTTTTTTAATTATTATTAATAGTATTAGTAATCAAATATATACAACCATTTCCAATTGTCATTGTTTTTTTATATATTAATCAATTTTTTATAAATAAACTTGGAGTTTTAAAAACTCGCTATTTATTTAATTTTTAACTATTTTTCTTTTAATTATTTTTAAAATATTATACAAATATGATAAATAAGTATGTATCCACTTCCTTAATTGCTGTACGCTAATCCACCCATTCCGCTCATCACGCGGAGCACATTGTAGTTGGTAGCGAAGACATACACCTGCGCACTCGTGGTAGAGCCGACCGTGTTGTTAGACACCGTGAGGAGGAGGGTGGTGTTATCAATACGGGATAAATTGCATGTGCCTGTAGGCTGGTGGGTCTCGGGCTGGAGAGCAAAAGAGTACACATTGATGCCAACAGCGGGCACATTGGTGTGGTGCTGGTAAGGCTGGACCTCGTTGAAATAGCGGCCTTCGCGGACTTGGAAGCGATCATGACCATTGAGCTGGAGGAGCGCAGTGATGACAGGGTTCTTGCCGGCCATGCCCTCAATGCGGGTAACGGAGTAGCCGGTCTCGAGCACGGCGCGGTCCCACCAATCAGAGAAGTTGAAAGGCTGCTGGCCTTTCCAGGGATTAATAACAGTGTCATCGCAAGACACAAAGGAATCACGCTGCACAACCCAGATGAGTTCCTTGCAAGGGTGATTGAAGTTGAGCTTGAGTTTGTTGGAAGAGCTGGTGATGGATTCAGCGCCAGTGAACTGGAGAGTCTCGATGAGGTACTCGTGGCTGACCTGAGCAAACTTGCGGCGCTCGTCAGTGTCGAGGTAGATGTAGTCGACATAGAGGGAGGCGGCCTGTAAGTTGGCGTTGGCGACACGGTCACGGACAGTGTGCAAGTTGCTGAGCTGGGGGCTGATGTCCCAGCATAAGTTGCGTAAGTCGTTGAACTCGAGATTGATGCGCACCTCGTGGTATTGGAGGGCGATCAAAGGGAGGGCGAGGCCAGGATTGCGGCAGAACCAGAACTGGAGGGGAATGTAGAGAGTGTAGTCAGGGGAGCAGACACCAACTTCATTAGAGGTGTTGGGCTCGCCACCGGCGCAATCATCATCGCAAATCTCACCGCCTTGTACGAGTAAGTTGGTGAGCTGGGGTACATTGCCAACCATCTTGGCATAACCACCTTGTTTGCCGGCTTCTTGTGTGAGCTCATTCCAAATGTGGAGCCAGACACCATAGTGCTTGTCAATGCGTTGACCACCGATTTCAAGTTCAACGGACTTGATGAGATTGTGTCCAACCCAGTTGAGCCAGCGGAACTGGGCACCAGAGCCATCAGCACTCTGGAGAGTTACCTTAGGGAGTGTGGCCTGGAGGTAAATGCGGTGAATTAAGTCACCATTACGTTGAATGGTGCAAGTCACACGCTTGCCAAAGCCAGGAGAGCCATTGAAAGGATTTTCAATGGACTCCATAGCGAAGTTGGTGTGACGGCGATACACCTGCTTGAAGAAGGTGATCTGGGGATTACCAGTTAGGTAAACATCTTGAGCGCCATAAGCAACGAGCTGCATTAAACCACCGCCTGTCATTTTCTATACCCTTATTTTAGAAAAAAAATTTGTAAAAACGTAAAAATTAGTGCCGGGAATAATTTAATTGCGCAATATTAAAAATATATATTGGGTCTAAAAGAATATAGAGATATCATTTCATGATTAATAAGGGATCTAATAATGATTCTTCTAAAACAAAATTATCAAAAAGAGTAACAGAAGGTAAGACAACACTTGATACATTGCATAATATTCAATTGCAGCGGATGAATACACACGAATCTGAATTAACAATATTAATAAATGAAAAAAATAGTATAGAATCTATATTACAATGTATGGATAATGAAATACAATATGATCAACATGAAAATAGATTAAAAATAGTAAATCAAGAAATAGAAGCAAGAAAAAATAAAAATGAATTTTTAGAATATTTTTTAGATACTGGTGATATTTTATATAAATATTATGATATACAAGAAAAAATCCAAGAAGGTACTCTTCCAAAAAAAACAACAAATAAAAAGAAATTAGGTGCGATATTTGATGTTTTAAAAATGGCTTCAAAGGAAGATATAACATATGTAGAAGATGAACCCATGTTAAAAAATACAGATAAAACGAATATTTCTCGTGATAAATTATTAGATGAATATTTAAAAAAAGTTCATCCTGAAAATGCACGATCAATAGCAAATATAGCAGATGATACATATGGTGAATGTCCATTATGTGATAAAGAAATGGTATTTTCACCAAATGAAGCAATATTTACATGTATGGCATGCGGATTTCAAGAATTTATATTAATTGATTCTGATAAACCATCATATAAAGATCCGCCACGAGAAGTTTCTTATTACGCATACAAGCGTATTAATCACTTTAATGAATGGCTAGCACAATTTCAAGCAAAAGAATCTACTGAAATTCCTCCTGAAGTATTTGATTTAATTTTAGTTGAATTAAAAAAAGAACGAATCTTGGATACTAAAAATATTAAACAAACAAAAATAAGAGAAATTCTTAAAAAGTTAAAACAAAATAAATATTATGAGCATGTACCGCATATTATTAACAGATTAAATGGACAAAATGCTCCTATTATGAATCGTGAAGTTGAAGAAAAGTTACGTTATATGTTTAAAGAAATTCAACCAAGTTTTCAAAAGCATTGCCCCGAAGGTCGTAATAATTTTTTATCATATTCATATGTATTATACAAATTTTGTGAACTTTTAGAATTAGATGAATATTTACCTTGCTTTCCTTTATTGAAAAATAGAGATAAACTCTACGTACAAGATAAGATTTGGGAATTGATATGTAATGATTTGAAATGGCAGTATATAAAATCTATTTAGCAGTATATAAAATCTATTTAGCAGTATATAAAATCTATTTAGCAGTATATAAAATCTATTTAGCAGTATATATTCTACGGATCTAATAGGTATGATTAAAAAAAAATTCTTAAAAAAAATAGCTATAACATTAATAATATTATTATTATCATATATTATTATTAATATATTATTTCATAAAACAGATGCGTATTTAATAAATATAGATGCTAGAACTGATAGATTAGCAACTGTAACAAAACATTTTAAAAAACATTTTAATATAATAAAAACATCTGCGGTATATATAACAGATTCTATAAAAGAAAAAGAATATCCTGCTATAAAACTTAAAAATGGACAAATTGGTTGCGGATTATCTCATGTAAATATTATAAAACATGCTTTAAAAAATAAATTACCTAGTGTATTAATTTTAGAAGATGATTGTATGCCAACAAAACATTTTTCAAATTGGTTTCCAATTAAAAAATGGTTAGATAGCAATTTAGATAAATGGGATATATATATTGGAGGAAATTGTAAATATTATTATGATAAAGATAAAGATAAAAAAACTATACAGCCAATATGTAAATTAGATAATGAAATTAAATTATATTATACAGATATTATGTGTTTTCAATTTATGTATGTAAATTCAAGAGCATATAAAAGGTTTATAACATGGGAAAATAATATGGATATACCTATTGATGGTTGGCCTGATAAATTAAATATGATCACTATATCTTCTGTACCATTTATAGCAGTTCAAGAAATAAGTTATAGTAATATTGGTAATAATATGAGTGATTCATTAAAAACTTTTGTTGAAACTGAAAAAATTATAGATTCTCTTGAAAATACTAAAAAATGTTATTGAAAGTATTTTGTTAGATCTAAATCTTTTCTATCTCCACCTGTTAATTTTATATATGGTGTAATTTTTGAATAAAGATTATTACTTAATTTTTCTTGTAAACATTTTTTATCCCAAGAACATTCATGCTGTACTCTAAACATTGTCTTCATTCCATTTTGATAATAAATATTAGCTTTTCTTCCAAGCCTTTTTTGTAAAACGACTTGTAAGCATCCATGTTGTGTTAAATAGATAGAATCATAGTCTCCAAATATATTTTGATAATCTATTCCATTCTTAATAGATTCATTTTTGTATTTTAAAAATCCAATTTTTATTGCTTTTTCATATTCTTCAAACCATAATAAAATTATTTCACTATTTTTAGGAGCCATAATGAACCAATTTTCTATAACCGGATCTTCTATACTATCTTTTTCTAAATGTGGCCCATTAAATCCTACAAGTTCGTATTTATTCATTATAGATTCAGACCATAAATTATTAAATTGTTTTTGATTATTTATAATAATACTTATATCCATCCATACACCTCCATATTTTTTAAGTAAATATAATCTTAACCAATCTGAATAATGTTCTGGAGAAAGTTTTTTTCCTGTAATTTTGCGATCATCATCACCAATATATTTTTGTTTAGTTGAATTTCTAATAATTACAATATCCCAATCAATTAATTTTCTTTTATTATTGTTTTGTATTTGTTTTATTTGTTCTGGAATATTATCTGAATCCCAATAACACCAAATAATTTTTGGTAAATCATAAGAATTTTCAAAACTATCAATTTGGTATTGATTATTATATAATATTATAAATAATATAATTATTATTAAAATAATAAGTATATTTATTTTTCTATATTTCATTTAATCTATTATATATGTATATTAGTCCTCTTCATCTTCTTCATTAGGTACATGTGAACTATTTAACTGAACCATTGTACCTGGTGATGTAGCACCAAATCCTTCCGTATTTATTAAAATGCTTATCAATAATAATATAATTATTAAAACAAAAGCATATACAATATATTTATTTTTCATTTATCTAGTAAATAACACTATTTAAAACTTAGCTCCAGGAAATCCAACTAAGTTAGCACCAATGCCAAATCCAGCACCTTGACGAGCAGTGAAAGCAATAGAAGGAGACACTAAATCAAGTAAAGCAAATACAACCGAAGCAGTTACGCCTAACGCAACTACATCTTTCAAGTCAAGAGACTTCTTGGGGATAAAGATCGCTACCGCAGCGATGGCTAAACCCTCAACTAAATACTTAATCACGCGATTAACAACTTCAGTGGCCATTGTCATTTTCTACTATTGCTTAAAGATTTTTTATATTCTAAAAATATAAAAATGGATACATCTGAAAAGGAAGATTTTTTGAATGAAGATAGTGAAATACCGGGACAGAAATTTTGTCTTCTAAGTTTTCTTTCACCGGAAAATGTTTTGAAGGATAAACAAATATATTTCTTCCAACAGTTTCTAAATAGTTTTGAGTTGACATATAAGACAAAACTGCTTGAAACATTTCTAGCAAGTCAAGTACAAGCAATCAATGATTCTCTTGAAACGCATGCAAATGAATTTGAGAAGCAAGATCTTAGTGGTGTTGCCATGACGTGCCGGAATTCTAAGATTCGCCTTGAATCATTTGTAAATAATCTTCATGAGTTTTCAAAGAAAAATGTTAATGAAATGACATATGATAAACTTAACACATCTTTTGATGATTATCTTTATCTAAATAAGTCTCGTGTTGAAGATGAGTTTTATCAGAAGAATAACTTCCGTACAACCGTACGTGGTTTGAAGATTCGTGGAACTTATAGCAGTAAAGAAGAAGCTGTAATGCGTTCTAAAAATCTACAGCGCCAAGACAAACTTCACAATATCTTTATAGGTGAAGTTGGAAAGTGGCTACCATGGGATCCTGAACCATCTCAAATTAAAGATAATGAATACGCAGAAGAAGAACTTAATGTATTGATGAAGAAGTATAAGGAGAATGAAGATGCGCGTGAAGAATTCTACCGTGAGAAAAAGGCAAATCGCCGTACAACAAATCCTCACAGCACAGATAATACAGTAGAGGATAATAATAGTATGTTTAATTCTAAAGTTGCGGATCTAGCACTTGAACGTAAGATGGAGAAGAAAGAATAAGATGGAGAAGAAAGACTAATATATTTTATCTTTTATTGATTCAATAAAAACTAAAATATTTATACACCACTCGATGGGGGATAAATAGGATGGCATGTATTTGATTGACAGAATTGTCCTTCAGGACATGACACGCCTAAGCAATCGACTGAACGATAACCTTCATACATACTAACCGCAGCAAATGTGAGTATTGCCATTACAACTAATAAAATCATAACTAAACGAAAAGGGGATTTGGTAGAGCGACTCATCTAAATGTATTTAAGGAAAAACCGGAAGCATTGTTGGTTTTAGGAAAGGAGGATTTGTGGATTGACAGAATCCATTTATACATGCATTATCTTGTGAACATTGATTTGGTTCTAATCCTAATTTATTTACACCACATGCTTGTATACTATTATGATTTGTAAAACGTTCAACACGAAAATATCTATCTGCTAATACTAAACCAAATCCTACAACTATTAAAATTAATAAATCAATAATATGTACTTTCATCTACTTTATACTTTACGAATATTAATTTGTGGACCTTTTAGCCTCTTAGCAGAATTTGCATCATATGCTTCTTCATTTTCCTTTTTATGATAATTTGCAGAATGTTGCCAAAATTCTGGTGCTCCAATTCTGAAATCACCATGCATGGCGGCTTTGTACCAATAAATAGAATCTTCTATTTTATTACTTTGGCTTGTATTATCAATAACAAGACATTCATAGTTCTGAGTACATTGATCCATGACTTGACAGAAAAATTCAAAAGATGGAAAGGCTGACGCATAATTGTCATAAATTCTTTTACGATTTGATATATATGATTCTTTTAATATAAATACATAATCAACGTTAGTACGAAGTGCAGGTTGAATACCAAGAGGATATTGCATAGTAATCAAAAAGAAGACTTTGAGCCAACGGCCATTCATAAAAAGATATTTAATATTTTTATCATGTGTCCATGAATCATCGTACATACAATCATCAAGAATCATAAATGATCTAGGATCAATACGGCTTTGTACTCCTTTATCCTTATCTTCTTGAATTTTCATCATCATAAGTTTCTGTCGCTTACAGAAATTTGCTAAAATCATAGGATTGAATTCACCATGAATAAATATTGGAGGAATCATTTTACCAAAAAATCCATTTGATTCTTCTGTACCTGAAATAACTGTTCCGAGAGGCATATCTTGATGATGAAATAATAAATCTTTTACTAGAGTTGATTTACCAGTTCTTCGCCGTCCAATAAAAACACATACTGCATCTTGTTGGATTTTTCTCATGTCAAATTTTTTTAAAGATACATTCATTGCTCCGGACATATATAAAAGATTCATAAAAGAAAATGCGGATATGAACATAGGTTTGAATCTCTATTTCAAAAAAGATGGATCTACGAGGATTGAATTTACCAAAAGGTAAAGCAATGAAAATTACAATTAGTGAACAATTAAAAAGTTTAAAACACTATTTTAATCTTGAAAGTTATATTCCACCTATGAAACAACTTTTTGATCTAAGTCGCAATGAAGGAATCACTTTTGAAAATAATTATGTTATTACTGGATTAAATATATCAAATGATGATAATATTAAAGGAAATTGTAGTATTAATGTGCTAGATAATGGGATAACAAAAAAATTAGATGTTTATTTGAAAGTAACTCATCTTATTGATCCAATCCGCAGTTTACAGAAAAAATATGAAGCAGTATCAATTGAAGATAAAATACAAAATTATTGGAATCAAGCATATGTTGAAACTGTTGCAAGTTACATATTTGGAAAACTAAGAAATGAAAATATAAGTTTACATTTTAATTTATTTTATGGAGCTTTTACATCCATAGCAAAAACATATAATTACAATGTATCCGATGAAATTGAAAGTTATAGAATGTATCGTTGGTTTTGGGATAGTGTTGAAAGTAAATCATTAAAAATTAATATTGAAGGAGAAGATCCTGAACATGCAAAAGAAATGTATGATGAAATAATGGTAAAACCAGAATATTGTTTAGATACAAAAGATGGCGATGTTGAAGAATTAGAAGGATATGAAAATAATGAATGTTATGAAGTAAAGAGTTTAGATTCCGCTAGTATTCAAACACAAACAACATTATCAACTACACTAACTTCTGAAGAAGAAGACGATGATGAAGATGAAGATGAGTACAAGGTATTTATTCAATTACCTAACTTTCCTGTAATGATGATTTTTACAGAAAAGAATGTATCCACAATGGATGATTTATTAGAAGATTTTGAAACAGTTGGAGCTAAACCAAATACAAAACTATGGGATGAAAAATGGACCGCATGGTTATTCCAAGTAATAGCAGGTTTATGTGTTGCACAAACATTGTTTGCATTTACTCATAATGATCTTCATACAAATAATATTGTATGGAGTAGTACTGAAGAAAAGTATATTTATTATAAAACAAATAATAATACTATATTTCGTGTACCAACATATGGAAAGATTTTTAAAATTATAGATTTTGGTAGATCTATTTTTTCAGTGAATGAACATACATTTATAAGTGATGATTTTTGTGAAGGAAATGATGCTGCAACACAATATAATTTTCCTCCATTAGTACCAGAATCTGATGAACCAAGAGTATATCCAAATTCATCTTTTGATTTAACAAGACTTAGTATTAGTTTATTTGAACCTCTTTTCCCAACAACACCTGAAGAAAAGAACAATGGTGCTATTTTAAGTCAAGAAGAAGGTAGAATTGTAAAAGAAACAAAATCAGATTTATATAATATATTATGGATGTGGTTAATTGATAATGAAGGAAAAAATATATTATATGATGAAGATAATGATGAACGTTTCCCTGATTTTGACTTATATATTCACATATCATCTTCTTGTTTTAATGGTATTCCAAAAGAACAAATCTATAAAAAACCTTTTAATAAGTTTATAATAGATTCTAAAATTCCTAAAAATGTGAAATTATATTCTTTGTATGTATAAAATATCTTTAAAACTGTGGCATTCCAACTTGAATATCTAAATCATCACTTGATGATAATGATGGCATGAAACTAAAAGCAGTAATATAAGATAATAATGAAGCAGAAGATTCTGGTAATAACTGCATAATAAGTAAAAATAGTACTGAACCAATTATAAAATCACGCATTACTGATTTTGTTGTTGGTTGTTTTTTTTCAACACTATAAGTACTTAACGCGCCTAAAAAAGAAATTAAGGATCCACCAAACAAAAATCCAATAACGTATTGATTCATATTCTGAAAGTCTTGGTGAAAAAACGAATTAAAGGAAAACGCTTAACCCAATGTTTCAAATTCTATAGATTCTTCACCAAGACTTTCAAATTCATTTAATGATGTCCCTGTATCTTCCATAATTTGTATAAATTCTTCATCATCATTATTTTCATTTGCTTCAATATCAATTATTGTATTTACTTCAGCAAATTTTACAGATGGTTCGGTATCAACATTTATAATTTGTGATTCTACCGGAGTAGATTTTTTCACTGGTTTTGCTTCTGCAACTGGTACTGGTTCTGCAACTGGTTCTGGTTCTACAACTGGTTCTACAATTGGTTCTACAATTGGTTCTGGTTCTACAATTGGTTCTGGCGCTTCTTGTTTAATAGATTTATCATCGTCTTCATCTTCATCTTCATTATCTGTTGCATAATCATCATCACGTAAATATTCTCGTAATATATTTTTAACAGGTAACATACTTCTTATAGATTGTAAAATGCCATCTTGAATTAATTGTTCACATTGACGTAAATTCTTCTGTCGTTCAATTGGAGTGCCGGAAGGTGAAAATAAAAATACATTTGACCAAATAATCCTAGCAGATTCAATCATGGTATGATGTAGAAAATGATCAATTTTAGGAACTGTAATTTGTAATTTCTTTTGTTTTGTTGTAAGACGAATTGCAGATAATACTTTTGTGTGAGCAACAAAAACAGCGCTTAAAAGATCATCAAAATAATCACAATTAATATCTTTTAATATTAAATTTGTTTCTTTTTTTACTTTTTCATGATTCCAATCTGGTATTTCTTTTAATGCATTTTGGAAATTATGTAATAATTTTTTTTGTTCCGTTTCAGAAGTTTTAATTTCTTCTAATAATCTTAAAAAATAACTTAAAAAAGCAGGTAAACAATATTGACTTAATTGTCTAGTATATTCTGACTTTGCGTCCGCATATACATTTATTCCTTCAGAACCGGGAATATCCATTATCTTTTAAATCAATGTATCCTTTGTTTCTGAAGTATCCGCAATTAATGCAAGAAAATAAGATAGTTGTATCCATGCTGAATATCCTGCCCCAATTTTTTTAATAATATTTATAATATGAGTATTATAATTATAATAGTTTGCAAGATCATATATAATTTTAATAGGATCATATCCATTTTTACGAAGATGTGGTATATCTTTTAAACTTAATATGTCTATATGTATTGCTGGTAAATCAATTAATATATGTAATTTATCAACAAGTGCCTTATTTTTTTGATAACGAAATGACTTCTTTGAGTTCATACATATTGGAATACATCGTGAAAGAATTGGTGGAGAAAGCTTCCAAGGTTCACGAATTTCTAGCATAGATATAACATTTATTGAAGACGTTTCAAGAATTCTTCGCAAAAATGCTTGTGCTTCTTGTGTTAAATCATCTGCACCTTCAATCCATACATATAATAGTTCTTTTGATCTTACTTGTTGATGTAGAATTTCTCGTCCTTCTCTAAGACTCCTATCAATACGTACATTCCAACGAAATAATTTTGCTTTATTTTTTTTTGCTTCTTGTTTTATATAAAATGATTTACCAGTACCAGCTTCACCACTAATTAAAAATGAATTACTTCTTTGTGTTTGTATAACATTCATTATTTAATATTAGTTATTATGGGTTTAGACCTTTAGAAATAAATATATTTATTATATTTGCCACCTGTAAAAGGTATTTCATTTTCTTCTTTATATGTAAATCCAAAATTATAGACAGGAATAGCATTCCAAACCATAAATCCATGTATCACTTTATTAAAAAGGGAATTTATATAGATTTTTTGAAAATCTGAAGAAATTTCACTAAAACAATAATTGCTTATACAAAATAAATTTGTTTTTGATATATTAGACCCAAATCTTGTAGCATCAATATAATTAATATTAATTAATGGATTTATTTTATAAATATATTTTTCTTGTAATTTAGAAATACTTGGTAAATCTATAATTGTATAACTATTTATTTTTAATCCATATTTTTCTGAAAAAAAGTGTATAGCCAAACATAATCCTCCATAACCACCACCTATTTCAACAATATCAATTGAATCTAATTTTAAAGATTCTAAATATTTTAATATAAGATGTGAATGATATATATATCTTAAACTTGTGGGGGATGAACTAAAATTATTATATTTTATTATATTAGGATTTCCAATAGAATCATTTAAATTACAAAATGATTCTATTTCATTTTGTGTAATAGTTGTCTTGCGAATATATTTAAGATATTCAGATCCTTGTGATGCTGTAACATGCTCTAACATATAAATATAATCTTTATTATTTTTAAAATTTATTAAATTATTATCTTTAATAATACTTTCTACAAAATTGGAATATCGAGAATATTCTGCCATTTTAATATTATATTAATATATATATTCTTTATACTTACATACCTTTTAACATTTCTTGATATAGTGCTTCATCATGTTCAGCGTTTTTGCTAATACTTTGCATTAATGGATTATTTTCAACTGCAGATATCATTTCACGTTGATTACGTTCTGCAGATTGATCTAATTTAAGAGGAACTCTATATCTTACTTGACCAATATCTCCAACACCAGCATTGAAATCTAAAGAACGATTTACTGCATTGGCTCTATCATTTACAATATCAGCATCAAGTTTTCGTGTAGTTTGGTGAATATCGCCAGTAAATACAGCTAATCCGCCATTACCAGACATTGGTTTACGTCCTTGAGATACTTTCTCTTTTGTAGGATTAGTTCTCATATTATAAGCGGCTTCATGACTTGTGAAATCTTGTTGAGATGCCATAGGAGTACCATAGTATTCAGATTTAGCAGAGATTTGGCCTTTTTGTGTTGGCTTGGCAACATCATCAGGATCATATACTTTTAATCTATTTGGCGCACTAGCAGATGAAGGAATACCTAAATAATTCCAGTTTACAGTTGTTTCTTTTACAGTTGTTCGTGCAACATCATCTGTCCATACTGTAAGTGCTGGTGCACCTTGCGCATAACCAACAGGTGTTCCAGTTTGTCTTATATTACCAATTGTTTCACCACGATATGTTGGTCTTGCTTTATCAGTAAAATGGGTTGGTACAGCACCAGTATCAGCAGGTGCTAAATTAAGACCCATTGTACGTGTTGATGTCGCTAAACGTTCATTTGGTCTAATTTCAATAGACGATCGCCCATAATCTGCTTCAGGTGCATCAGTATTTCCAGTATAATATTCAGTCATATTTGCGTTACGGAATCCAGCACCACCATATTGTTGAGCCATAGGAGTTCTGTACGATCCAACCACATATGATTCACCAAATTCAGTAGAAGCGGCTGGACCAATAAGTTCACTAGTTGTATCAGAACGACTTGTGTATTTCATAACTTGTGTAGGGCGTGTAGCCTCTTTTTGCGCATCTTGAGCAAAGGCACCAATATAACGTTCGCCAGATTCATCTATATAAAATGTGTCAGGCTTATATTTTCTTACTTCACCAGGATTATCTGAAGCAGTTCCAATAAAATGTTGACCTGGTACAATTTGTCCTTTGTATGTTGATTTAGGATTATCTGCTGTGCGAATATCATTTGTTTTAGGCATTTTTTCCATCATTAAAGCATTTACTTCAATTTGTTGGAATCCACCTTTTCCAGTTGAACCAAACTTTTCACCTACACCTGCTGCTACACGAACTGGTTCAAAAGGTTTTTCACCAGCTCTACTGCGAGGAACTTCAATACGATCATTTAAAAATTCTGATGAATTTTCTAAGCCAAATGGATTACCAAATGGTGTTTGACCTGTATTAAACATTGTTTCCACTTCTTTTTTCTTAATTTGTGTTACACCAGATCCAGTATAAGAATCAAGAATTCCAGAATTTGTTTGTGATCCCACATTTTGTCTTACACGTCCTCCAAAAAAAGGGACCATGTTATTATGAGTAAAATCAGATGATACAATTTCCTGTCCTGATAATTCACTTTTAACACTATTTTTTTCCATATAAATTGGTGATTCTTCAATGCCAT